CAGAAACGGCCAGACAACAGGCTTTGTTCCTGCAACAGCAGTTGGCAGAAAAGGACGCATGGGTTGAGCAGACCTTCGGTTCGCAGGGGATCCACAATTGGCAGCAGTATCAGCAAGCCGTGGAACAGACGCACCGGCAACAGGCGTTGCAGCGGCAACAAGCCGCATTGAACCGACCAATGGAAGTTGCGCAAGCAACCTATCAGCAATTAATTGAAGCGGGTTATGACGAGGCAATGGCGAAAGAGATTGCCAACAACAAGGCCGCAACTGTAGCGCAAGCCATTCATAATCAGCAGTTGCAGGAACGGTTAGCCGCCATTGAACAGCAGGAGAAACAACGGGAATTCGCCGCCTTTCAACAGCACATATACAGTTTACAGCAGGAGATACAAAGGGGCTGGAACGACGAGTATAGCCAACTCCAAAAAGAGTATGGCGATATGCTGCCGCTTCCCGCTGAACAGTATTTCGCAAACATTGAACAGCCGATTGCCGACAAGCTCAGTAGGGGCTATACCCTGCAAGATGCATGGCTGACCACCTACAGTTCTACGATTAAGGAACGGGCTACTAAGGCGGCACAGCAGAAAACCTTGAACAATTTGGACAGCAAGCGGCACTTGAAAACGGAGGGCGATGGCGCGGGGGAATCCGCATCTGCCAGCGCAACTCCGTTACACCCGGATACGCTTGCGATGTATATGGCTAATGGCATGAGCGAGAAACAGGCCCGTGCCTTCCACAAGAAAATTTACGGTTAAAAGGAGTGAGTCTAAATGGCTTTTTCGATTGAATCCACCTATGACGGCCGGGGGCTGTTTGCAGAAGATTGCATTGCATCCGGTACTTTAGTTTCTGGTGAACTGATTGCCCTTACCGCCGGTGCAGGTAAACCTACGGCTACCGCTTGTGGGGCAACCGCCAAGCCTGACGGCATTGTTGACCAGGGCGCGACTAATGGCAATCCGGCAACCTTTGTGCGGATTCTGCCGGGCGACATTATGGTTACTAAGGCTATGGCTGCCGATGGATCTACTGCTCTGAGTGCGGCAGAAGTAGCCGCTCACACTGCACTGGTAGGTTCTCAGGCGCAGCGGATCGCTGCCGGTTCGCTTTTCCTGGACGGTGTAACTGTGGCTGGCGGGACTTTGGAACTGATTAGTTTTGATCCCAGCACTTGTAAGTCCAGGGTGCGGGTTACCATTGCCAGTTAGTTAACTGAATAAAACACAGCAGAAGGAGGGCGATAAGGCTCTTTTTTTGTTTGCAATTTTTTAAAGGGGAGTGAATAAAAAGTGATTATTTCTGCAACTGCGGGGAAAATGGATGCGATCATAGGTCGTTTTGAAGGTCCATTGATGGCGTTTATGCTCAAAGAGGAGCAAGACTTCGCCAAAGACTCTATTAAGAATAAACTGTATAATGTGCGAAAATCCAAGCACTATTCTGAATCCATCTCCGGCCTGACCGGCATTGGCGGCTTTATCCCTACCGATGGAGCTGTCCCGTATGATGAATTCGAAGAAGGATACAGTAAGACCTTTACCCACCAAGTATTCCAGAAGGGCATCCAGATCAAACGGGAACTGCTGGACGACAGCCGTATTCTCGACATGGAAGCCTTGGCCGGTATGCTTACCGACTCTTGGAATTTCACTTTAGAGAAAATGCTTCATGCACCGTTCAATAACGCCACCGCCACCACCTTCACCTTTGAAGGCAAGGTATTTAACAATGCCGGTGCGGACAACTTGGCGTTGGGTTCCGCCGCGCATACTTCTCATACTGGCAAGGGGTCTAACCAAAGCAACCTTACCACTAATGCGTTGAGTGTGGCTAACTTAAAGATTGCTGAAGATATGATGAAGGATTTTAAGACCGATATTGGGGAAAAGGGGAACTGGAAAGCCGATACTCTCCTGGTGCCATATGAGCTGAAAGACCTGGCCTGGGAGATAGCTTATAGTTCTGGTAAAGTCAACTCCGGCGATAACAACGTAAATCCCTATAAGGAAAAGTTCAATGTTATTGTCTCCGACTGGCTGACCGATCCCACAAATTGGTTCTTGATTGATTCGAGAGCCATGAAACGGAATCTCTACTTCATTGAGCGGGTTCCGCTGGAAATTGCTTCGCAAAAAAATTGGAATACCAATGCATGGGAAATTAAAGGCTATGGCCGGTATAGCCTAGGGTTCAGGGGCTGGGAGTGGGTCGTCGTAAACAATGCGGCGTAAAAAGTTGCAACCAAGTTGATATGTTACAAACTCCCTGATTATTTGATATAATTAAATAAAAAATGGGGGTTTGCATTATGCTACTTAAATGTCCGGTCTGCGGTACAGAATTTAATAACTCAAACCCAAAGCACTCTCCGGAGTGCTTTTACTATTTCTAGGGGGTGAAACAAATTGACCACTGAATATACGCACCATACCGGCATGGATGTCGAGAACCTATACATTGACGGCACCGAAGTAACCGCATCTGCCGCCGAACTAAACGCATTACACGGCGCAACGGCTACTTCCGCCGAAATAACCACACTGGCCGGAGTAACGGCGGGTACGGCCAAGGCATCTAAGGCCTTAGTCCTTGGAACAAACAAGAATGTAGACACCTTATCTATCGCAGACGGCGGCTTAAAACTTGGCGCTGGTGCCGGAACGGCTGTTACTGCCACTGCCGCCGAACTAAATCTTATTAAAGGCACGGAACGCATTTCCAAGTTTAAGGTTGTCGCATTAACGGCTGATGATGCGGCCGGCAAGATATTTTCCTGGACTCCCGGCGCGGCGGCAATTATTAAAGGCTTATTCCTTGATGTTACCACCAAGCCCACTAACGCCTGTACCCTTGACTGCGGTGTTGCGGCCAACGCCACTACACTGGGAGACAATCTAATTAACGGCGTTGATGTTGCAACTGCAGGGTTATATAGCAACTTAGTCAATGCCGGCACTAATGGCAAAGCGGCTGTTCGTTGCGGTGCAACGGAGTATGTCACCGGGTCCAAGGCTTCCGGTGCCTCAGATGGCATTGTGGGCAATGCCATAATCGAGTATGTATTAATTTAGCTTAAGGGG